CGGTTGTGTTATTATAGTCTAACACAATGACTAACCACCAAAATAAGCACCAGGACACGATAACTTAGGATTTACATTTTCAATTCCACCGGCATTTCCCGGATTACTAGTAGAAATAGGTTGATAAACACCTGGTGTAGATGATAACAACGCGGGCTGTACAATAAATGGAGAGTAAACTTGATAACCCAAACGAGCTGTGTCATTTAAACCTCCAAAAACAGAAATATACAATAAAGATTCAGTTATTGACGAACCTGTAGTAATATTCTGAGGTATAAAAACAACAATATGACCCAAAGTGGAAGTCGGAGAATCATAAACAGTAGAGTTGGTATTATGCAAATGACAAGATGCATCACCAACAAAACGATAAGGTGTCATATTAGGCACCTCTATATCTAAAACTGAAACACTCTCTGATGCTAAACCTGGTTGCGTTGGATCAATAATACCAGCTATGCCTGTAGCAAAATAATTAGGTCTCTCTTGTAAAACACTTTGACACGAATATTCTTCATCCAAAGTGTTAGCTGTATATTTGAGATTTTGATACATAGCTCTATTAACTGTCTTCTGCTGCACTGTTGAGCCAAGGTTAGCATATGGAACTCTGGCTGCCCAAGTAGCATCCAAAGATGTATCCAACCTATAACCATAAGTGGGAGGAACAAACCAAACTGACGCTCCGGAAGAACCTTGTATAACGATCTTAAATTTAGCTCCTCCTTGATATCCTTGGTACATACTCATTAATCTTCTTAAAGTTGAGGCAGCAGTGTGTTTAATAGAGGTAGGAGGAATTGGCCCAATTTCATTAATTTGTTGTTGTAAGCCTAAAAGAGAAGCTACACTAAAAGTATAAACTCCAGCAGCCGCAGTTACATCAGCATTGGTGAATTTATACCTTGCTAATTTATACATCCGCCTTGCTATATCTCTAACACTAGTGATTGGTCTAAAATCTGAAGATTCATGATCCTTTTCCTGTTCGGGTTTAGTAAAATCCAAACCAAATTGATTGGAAACATTAACAAAATTAGCCGATCCTTGAGCTTTAAGATCTATCAAATCGGCAGGAGCAGCAAGCTGCGGTATTGTGCCAATTTGACCAGGATAAAACATATTAAAAGGTTCGGTTGAGTATCCCATTAACTCAAAATCATCACCACAAGAAATATAAACATTAAATTCAACTTTAGGAGAAACTGTTCCATTAGTTACCAAAGGATGATTAAGATAAATATAATAAATACCATGTTGACTAGCATTAAGCAAGCCTGAGTTGGTAACAGGCAATTGATCCAAAGGTGATATAAAAGGCATATCAATTGTCTGAACCTGTCCACCAGCTGAGAACTCTATAGTTTCCGTGGGCAAATTAGCTATCTCATTATAATCTGGAACAGCAAAAGAAGAAGCCAATGCCAAGGATCTCACTGAATAATCTCTAGCAACTAAAAGTTTACAAAAATGAAAATTAGACATACAAGATTGTATATGAATTTTAATTGAACCCTTCCAATACTTTGCCATTGTTGCAAGAGTTTGTTGTAAATTAGTAAAATAATAACTTTGGATAGAATCTCCATTAAAATTAGTATATGTTATATCAAAAAATTGCTGCTGAGGCGTTATGGGGCGTGACCAAACAGTGGTGCCCTCTAACATATTAGTATCCACAGAAAATGTTCCTAAAAATTGTGGTTTTCTCAAAATCTCCCTAATACTCATCTCATCTCTGTATGTATCAAAAATAGGCTGAGTTGTTATCCTATCAAATCCATAAAATGGATCTAACTTTTCATACTGAGTCTCTTTATCAACCACATTTGGCAACTGCCTAGTTGTTACTTGGCACTTAGAACTTAACTGAGGAACATTAGGATTATGTAAACCAGTATAAGATTTAACTAAGGATCTAGCAGTATCAAAGAAATCACCCGAAACTTGCTTAGCGGTATTAAAAGTTTTATCTAAGGTTTTTGTACCAAACATTTTCGCTGATTCTAATAAACCCTGAGCCTGGTACAAAGTATCTACATGAGGAGCATAAAACTCTATATATTTAAAAACAACATGATATGTAATAGTTAAAGTAGTGGAACCATTGGTAGGTGCAACTAAAGGATTAACCACGTAAAAAACTATTTCGGCATAATCTCTCAAAAAAGAGTTTGGATCAACCGTAGTTTCATCATTGTCACACTTAGCCAATTTGGAATTAACGTAAAAAGGAATTTCTAGTGTAGTAGGTGTACTCTCATTGGCAGATAAGAAAACATGAGGAGCAGCCATGAGAGTATTTTGCATGTTTGGACCTGCACCGGAAGCTAAAGGTGTTGTATTAGAAGCATAACCTGTGGGAACACAAGAAGCCATAATAGTTCCCTGATGCATAGGAGTACCAGAAACTTGCAAAATAAGACTAGCTTTAGTCCTATACAATGTAGATGCATTAAATGGAACTGAAGCTAATGGATTAGCTAATAAAATATCTGGAAATTTTAAGGTAGTAAGATAAGTATTAACAGGATTAGTATTAGTCCACTTAACACTACCTACCCTAAAAGGTTTATTCAAAATACGAGTATAATCCATTAACATACTAGAAGGAGCACATGACTGCTCTGGAAAAGTCTCATACATAGTATCAGGCTCAACATTATTACGTAAACGAATTCCAGACAAAAAATTCTCAGAAATAACTTCCACATTACTTACAGTAGGTTGAAAATTATTAACTATCTGAGTGTTAGACATATTCTCTAACATTGAAGATTCAACAG